CCGGTATCTAAAAATTGAGAAGGAACAGTAGATGTAGCACCGGCAACAGTAGCTCTAGATTTAGCATCTTTTAATGTGAACACATAAAAGACACATATTATATCACAAGCACGTTGTACCGCATTCCCTAATGATACAATCACATGAGCCTTAAAACTTGTAGGTGATATTTGATCACCTATACGACCAGAGCCATTCGCATCTTGAGTGGATGTACCGCCTACAGTATATGTAGATGGCAATGGGTACATCCATTCAGTCTTAGTAGTGATTTGACTATTGAATGACGTAGGAACTTGATATTGAGTTGTCATTTTAGTTTCTTCGTTACTACGTATAACCCTTTGTACAACTTGCTTAAGAGCTTTAGATGGTTTAACACGACGATTTCGTCGTGCTCTACGTTTAGCCGGTGACTTGGAAGTTTTGGATGCTTTAAACATTATATACATTTACTAAAGATTTTTTTCTAAAATTATATTATATACCCAAAAAATGTCTAGTGGCTCCGACGTTTCCGACACCCCTCGCGAACTTGGTAATACTGAAAGTTCGCGTGATAGTGCTTGTAAGCAATGGTTTTTTACTTGGAATAATTATACTGATGATGACATCAATTCTATATTAATACATACTCTTATACAGCTATATCTTTTTCAAAAGGAAATAAGTAAATCAGGAACCCCACATTTACAAGGAGTTATAACTTTAAAAAAGAAAGAGCGATTATCATGGTGGAAAAATAACTTTCCCAGAATGCACGTGGAAAAAGTTAAAAATTATGTTGCTTCTAGCGACTATTGTACAAAAATTGATACAGCTGTACCAGATAGCGTATACACTAATTGGTATTATCCTGAAGATTACCATATAGGTGAATTCAGATGGTGGCAAAAAAAACTCAATGCAATAATAGCTCAGAAACCGGATCCAAGAAAGTTATATTGGATATGGTCTGAAATGGGAAAAACAGGAAAAAGTACTTATGCTAAATGGCTTGTTCATCATAAGGGGGCTTTGGTTTTAAGGGGCAAAGAAGCTGATATGAAACATGGTATAATAAAATACAGAGAAGAATACGGAGATCCCTACCTGATCATAATAGACATACCAAGAAGTAAATCATTGGATGAAATTAATTATACAGCATTAGAAGATATCAAAAATGGTTGTTTCTTTTCAGGGAAATATGAAGGTGGCATGGTGGTAATGGCTAAGCCTCATATATTAATATTCAGCAATCACGAACCTAACAAGAAAGAACTTAGTGAAGATAGATGGGAAGATAGCATAATTTGTATAGACCCAGTACCGGAACCTGATGAGATATGGTTTCCAACGAAAAAATCTAGTAGACACAATGACGAAAACGATAACGAATACGCGTAAGGATAACAAATACGAAATAAAGTAATTAAAAAATTACATTTTTTAATTAGTTTACAGACCTCCGGTGGCAAACTTAAAAAAGTTTGATCATTTTTTTTATTTCAATAGGTGCATATTGCACTATTAGAAAAAATCACATATCACGATCAAGCATCTTTATAATATAAATTTGAACGCCATGATACTACAATATCTTGAAGGGCTACATCAGGAGTAGAACCATCAGCATGAGCATAACCAACAGCCATAATAGGACAGAAATTTTGTGGAAGAGCATCAGTATCGTAAGCATACTTTAATGTTTTAGGAGTGGGTATATCTAAATGTAAATGTTTGAATGTTCGGCTACTACCGGTTACGCTATCACCGGATGCACCGCTATTAAGTAATCCATAACCTTTGGATAAACGAAATACTTTCTTATACATGAGATTGATAGTAGATCTATTAATTGGTAGATCAACATCATATGCGTTACCGTTAAAGCTATTAAAACCGCCATTACCGGTATCTAAAAATTGAGAAGGAACAGTAGATGTAGCACCGGCAACAGTAGCTCTAGATTTAGCATCTTTTAATGTGAACACATAAAAGACACATATTATATCACAAGCACGTTGTACCG